CATCATGATGCAGAGTTTCAATTAGGTTTTTATATACCTCATTGGAGATGCTATGATCTTGATGGATATTGCGAACATCACCCTAATGAACCCCAATGTAAATGTTATGACGTTTAACCACCATCATCACCTCGACATGGCCGAGATAGAGAGCCTTGAAGACCACGAATACTCTATGTTTCTAGCTTATGGCGACACCCTTACAGATCAAGACCCAGTGCCAGCTGGAGAGGGAAGCGATCTCATGTGGGAGGACGAGATTACACGACTCCTTGAAAAAGCTGCAAGAGAAGAGCTACTCCTCGGCCAGTGTGTACGGGACGGCGAGTATAACCGCCGCACTCCCCTCAGTTATAAAGTATATTGAGGACACTAGGGGTAAGATACAAGAAGGTAGAAGTGGTAGGTTCTATAAAGCCTTTCATCTACATCTTGATGGACTTGAACCAATGGCTATTGCAGCTATCGCATTAAAGGTTACATTTGATAAAGTATTCAGTACGAAACGTGACTCTGATGCACTAACCCAGGTATGTGATGCAATAGGGTTTGGACTTGAGAATGAATGTAAGTTTAGATGGTATAAAGAATGCCACCCTGGACTTATGAACTTCATTGAGAAAGAACACTTCCATGGATCAAGTGGTACCCAACAAAAAGTTAGATCAGCACAAGTTGTATTCAAACATTGTGAAATAGAATGGCCTAAATGGAGGCATGACTATCGTATTCAATTAGGTCAATGGGGATTACAAGCAGTAATAGAAACTACTGGTTGGTTTACCGTTACTAATAGAAATACTCCACGCAAAACAACTAAGATTGTTGCACCTACTGATGCCTTCAATGAGATCAGAAATGACCTTATCAAGCAGGCTGAAATGTTCAGTGGGATACCATGGCCCATGCTTACTGAGCCTAACGACTGGGGTAATGAAAACCCAGGTGGTTACTACTATAATGCCTTGATGAAAGGGCATGAATTAACCCGCCGAGGAAAATCTACCCTAACACACGGGGAACTTCCTATTAAGTTTTTGAATAAACTTCAAAAGGTAAGGTACCGTGTCAATAACCACGTACTGAACGTGGCACATTACTGTAAAGATAAAGAGATAAAGGTAGATAAATTTATCCCTATAGTACCTGCATATAAACCACCTGCACCTCCTGATATAGAAACTAACAAGGAGGCACATAAGCGGTGGAAGAAAGCAACACGTAATGCACATAATGCTGACTGTTTAAACTTTAAGAGATCGGTTAGAACTAGAGCACAGTTAGAAACTGCTGATAAATTTAAAGATGATGTCTTTTATTTATGTTGGTCTTTTGACTACCGTGGTAGGGCATACCCTATCCAAGCATTTCTCACACCTCAAGATACTGATTTTGGTAAATCTCTCATAAGATTTGCTGATGAGTCACCAGTCACTCAAGATGCTGAGGATTGGTTAGCTATCCAAGTTGCTACAACATATGGTCTGGACAAGGCCACAATGGATGAGCGCATCGCTTGGGCATTAGATAACCACGACTTGATCACCATCATCGCCACCGACCCTACAGGCTGTATACCTGAATGGGAAATGGCTGATGAACCATGGCAGTTTATGAGTGCATGTCACGAATACTACCATTGCATTATTAAGAAAGATAAGACAACAACTGGACTCATGGTAGCAGTAGACGCTACATGTAGTGGGTTACAGGTGTTGGCAGGTTTGGCTAAAGATCAGTCAACTGCTAGTCTTGTTAATGTATGCCCTGGATCTACCCCT